CTCGTCGCGTCCTCATGCCACTTTTTAAAGTTTTCCAAGAGAATTATCTCTTAACTGGAGTTGCGATAGGATGCCGTGTTGAGTCTCCTGAATGGAAAAACATTTATGATTTGCATTCCCGTTTTGAGTTTCATGTTGAGTTTGATTTTGTCACTTTTGACAAATTACACAACGAAGACACGAATCGCATTGTTGCCGAGTTCTTTTACGACTTGGCTGTAACGCTCTTTGATCATACGGATGAGATTTGCGGAATACCATGGTATGTGGTTTTCAGTGGTGCTGTACGAGTGAGCATCAACATGTGTTTTCTAGTAGTCACTACTGTGTATCTCATATTATCAGGCATCGCTTCGGGCGAGACGTGGACCGCATGGTTCAATTCTATTGCCCAGCTGTTCTATTTGAACTGTGCTGCGACTGCGTATGCCGAAATGTCGGGTCGCGCGCGTCCGAAGTTTTATCTAACCACTTACGGTGATGATGGACTTCTCTCGTGTGACGATCCCCATTTTAATTTTAGCTTTTTGAAAGAATATTTCAAATCTAAAGGTGTTAGTCTTACCGCGCCCGCAAAGGACGGTATAGAAATGGATCACATCGAAATGTGTGACGCTAGTTTCCTCAAGCGGCGTTTTGTTTGTCGCAGAGAAAGAGGAGCAGATCGAGTGTTAGCGCCTTTGGCACTGCAGTCTATCTACAAACAGATATGGTTTTGGGTTCCAAGTACCATTCAATCAGCTTCTGACGATTGGTTTAATAGAATTAACGATATCGGAAGTTTCCTAAGTGTACATCAAACTGCTGAAACGCGGTTGATTCACGAAAATCTCATCAACAAATTCCATGAGGAATATGGCGATGATCGGGTGTTTCCGACGTATGATGACTGCTATCAAGTTGTACTTGATCGCGTCTGTACGGAGGAGACCGCAAGCCCTTTGGTCTTTGGCAGAGAAGACAGGCTAGCTGCGGTTACAAGGTTTTTGGGTCTTCCAGAATAGACCCGCGCGGACCGTCATGTCCTTAAACATGTACAGACAAGGAAAGTCTTTAACATAAATCCCCTCTGATTATTTCTTCAAGGTTTATAAAAGGGAATTGACACTTCCCGCCTGAAATTCTCAGTGTTTAGTCAATAAAGAAACGCGACTTCTAAGGACAGATCTCGCGCGGTTACAACAAACAGTCTTAACAAAACAAACAAACACACCCAAACTTTCCGGCTTTTTAACAAAGACGGTGGCCCCCTTTCTGCAGGTAGCGGAGGTAATGGAGCCAACACAATCACGAGTTCAGCTCCCGCAGCCACAACTCATACCCCTACCAATCCAAGTATTGATACCCAGGGATCTATTGGACCAGGTTATATCAACCCTAACGCAACCGCGCCTAGCGATTCCGTTGGAACCCAGGTGTTGCATTTCAACACCGGCGCCGCCGTCGAGTCCGGTTATCA